CGCCAAATTCGCTGGTCAGAACTACGCCGCTGCCCCCGACGCCTTCACTGCCCCCGCTGGCGTGAACAAGATCGTCGGTGTCAACCAGGCTTACATGCCCACCGCCCTGGCTCAGCCCTACACCGCTCGTCAGCTGACTGTCGCCACCAGCGGCCTGCTTCTGCTCGAAGTGGACCCCACCGACCTGTTCGTGGCTCCCGCCGACCTCGACACTCAGCTCAAGATCAACGATCTCGGTCAAGCTGCCAAAGGTGGCGTGGCTGTGACCCTCGACGGCACCACCCCGCTGATTCGCGAGATCATCAGCATCGGTGGTCGCGCCCTCGTGCTGGTTGCGTTCAACTGATTGATCGCCTTGCTCGCCTCTTGGCTGCCTGTTCTCAGGCGTAAGACCAAGGGGCTGCTCGGCAGCCTTTGAAGACGTTTAACTCCGGAGACTCCTCCCCATGATGAACCTTAGCCAGACATACGCTGGCGTTGACCCGATTTTGACGACACTGGCGCAGGGCTTTATGCTCCCTGCCACCAACATCGCCAACTTCATCGCGCCCGTTGTCGACACCCCCACCCGTGCTGGCCGCATTCTGCGTTTCGGCAAAGAGCAATTCGCCATCAACGACTTCCGTCGTGCTTATGGCACCAACATCCCCTACGTCCAGAGCCGCTTTGACTCGGAGCCTTATGCTCTTGAGCAAGAAGTGGTTGCGTGGGAACTGCCCGAAGAAACCATCGAGAACGCTGGCGAAGGCCCCGCTCAGGTTGACCTGCGTGCGATTGAAACTCGCAACGCCATGTCCCGCTTGATGAATGCTTACGAGTACACCGTCTCGCAAGCCATCACCGTGACTGCCGGTTACAACCCCTACGAGCCCACCGCTGGCGCTGGCACCCAGACCGGCCTCGGTTTCGTTGACTGGGCTGCCTTCAAGACTGCCTACGGTTCGGCTGCCAGCCCCGCTGCCTGGTCTGCCCTGACCTCCAACCCGATTCAAGACGTTCTGTCTCTGAAGCGTGCTGTCGCCAACCAAATCGGCATCCGCCCCAACTCGATGGTGCTTGGCACCGCCGTTTTTGACGAACTGCTGACCAACAGCGCGATTCTTGAGCGCATCAAGTATACCACCGCTGACAGCATCGACACCGACATGCTCGCTCGCTACTTCGGTCTCGAGCGTGGTCTGCGTGTTGCCGAAGGTCGTTATCTGGCCGAGTCCGGTGAACTGCTGCCCGTGTTCCCTGAGAATGGCCTCCTGCTGTTCTACAGCCCGAACGGCCCCAGCGACTCCGTGATGCCTGCTGGTGGCGCCAACGCTGCCACTCCTGCGTTCGCTTACACCTACCAGCTGACCGGCACCCCTGCCGTGCGTCCTGAGTACTATGTGCGTGAGCGTCGTGTGGTTCGTGCTGAGATCACCGTCGAGCGTGTGGTCAACCTGGTCGGCCTCGGTGCCACCAACCTGATCGGTTCCGGAGCGATGGTTACGAACATCCTGGGCGTTTGAGCCCTTTACTCGGAGGTTCTTACCATGGCTATTCTGCGCCCTTTAACTAAGAGCCAGTACGAGGTGTCGTTCACCGCACTGAACGGTCCCACCTTTACTGCTGTCTTCACCAAATTCGGAGGAATCAAGGATTCCTCAGATAGCAGCGACTACGCTAACGGAACAGGGAACCGCATTTTCCACGTTGTTGGCCCTCGCAAGGCGGACAATGTTGATCTGACTGCTCCCTACGATCCTACCATCTTCAAGGCACTGGAGACCTTCTGGCTGGAGTACAACTGCAACCCCATCACCATCACAGTCACCCCTCGTGATTGCAGTGGTCGGGGTTCTGCCCCCGCTGGCGGTGCTTACATTTGCTACGAGTGCCAGTTCGTATCGATCAACACTGCCGATGTGGATCGAGAAAGCGGAAACGTGCAGGAGATTCAAGTTACGTTTAATGTTAACTATTGGGAGCGCACCTGACCTTTGCGTCAGGGTTTACTTCTTCTCTCAACCTGCTATACTGACCTCAGAGTTACCCTCTGGGGTCTTTTTGTATGCGTGTCCTGCCTCTTTCCGCCAAGGCGAAGAACCGTCTGACAAATACCATGGGCAACAACCCTGCGGTCAGAGTGGAGCAGAGACTCGTAGACAAGGTGTTTGTTGTTTCTGACAACGGCAAGTACTGCACCTGGATCAACCTTCGGAGCGACCCGCACTGGGAGTTGGTGCTGAGCGATTGAAACTAAGGGTAAAACCTTGTCAAGAAAGGCGACCGTAGGGTGCATGACAAAGACTCAGTTTTCTAGTGGTGTCATCGTCACGAGCGCATGGCTCAACGGTGCCCAGAATATTTACTTTGATGGCCAGTCGCTCGACTGGCACTATGACCCTCTGGGTCTCAACTCCCTGGTCACTGGCGGTTCCAACGGTCTTGACTCCAGGTACATTACCCTGGGCACGGATCAACCCTCGCTGGCAATCAGTGGTCTGTATATCAGTGGCACCCCGATCACTGGCACTAAGGTTGTCACGGGGTTATTCAACTTCGGGTACGACCCCAACGTGCTGGGTAACCCCAGCAACAGCAACGGTGCGAATGCCCCTCAAAACTACACAACCAACGCCAAGTATCTCTACGCAGGAGGGACACCTGCACCCTCAACTGCGCAGAAGTTCGCCTCGCTGAGCAACTCAGATATCATCACGAAAGCAATCCTCGCAGACCAGGTAACGGCAATCGCTGAGGGTCTGGAGGTTGACAATGGGGTCTACTACTCTGCAACCAATCCTGCGTGCAATAACTATTCTGTAGGTACTGGCGGTAACACGATCATCTGCCCAAACTGAGGTAGAAAATGACACGATATGCGCCTCTGCCATCTGTAAGCATTGACCCCCGCAACGAGGCACAACTCGTTCAACAGGCATCTCAAAGGGTATACGAAGCATCCAATCAGACTCTCAACGATTTCTCCTCGGGAAACCCCCTTGCGGCATTACTGGAGGGTCTCAGTTTCTCACAGGGAGAGTTTCTCTTCTGGGCAAACCAGTTACCACAAAAGATCCTGGTTGAGTGGATTGGTCCCTTCCTGGGCGCGATGCGCCGTCTAGGGACTGCTTCGACTGCTCGCCTCACCGTCACTATTCCCCCCAGCGACACCGATACAGTTCTCCCCGTTGGCACCACGTTCTCGACCAACCAGAACCTGACTGGTGGCACCTCCATCTCGTTCATCACCTCGCAGCAGGAAGTCATCCCTGCGGGTCAGACCACTGCTCAGGTCACAGTCTCGTCGCAGTTCGTCGGGTCACAGTACAACTGCGCAGCGAACACCATCGTTGTCACAGGTGCGGTCAACGTTCCCGGACTGACAGCGACCAACCCCCAACCTGCGGTCGGTGGCAGCGATGTTGAGACGTTCGATCAGGTTCAGAGTCGCTTCTTCTCCCTTATTCGCCGTCGCAACCCTGTCAGTGCAGAGGACTGGCGTGGGTTCTTTCTGGACTTCTACGGAGACGGCACTTACACCTCGGTCCAACCGAACCGACCCAACCAGGGCACCTACAACTACCTTCGCGACTACCTTCTGCCCAACGGTCAAGTGTCGTTCTTCGTGCTCGGCCCCAACGGGCAAGAACTGACGCAGGACCAACTCGAGAGGGGTCAGACGGTCGTCAACTTCTCCGTGCCAGTCGAGAACCAGGCACACCTGTACCCCATGACTCTGAGTCAGGTGCAGTACGACCTGACCGTGGAGGTCGACGCCAACGGACCTTTCGGTGGCAACCTCAAGGACTCGTCCCTCAACTTCCGTGACCGACTTTTCGAGGTGCTGAGACCCGGCAACGTGTTTCCAGTTACTGTCGACCCCACAGTCAGCGATGCCGATGCTGCCTTCTACTCGACGTTTGACGCGACTGTGCGTTTCATCGACCCTCATATTACGTCTTCGTCTGCGTACAACACGCCAGCGCTGCTTGAACCGGGTGCTGCCACGTACACGCAAGTCTACAGCTTCGCCCCGAGCGAGTACCTGTACCAACAGAACGGACTGGTCGTCACAACGACACCGAGCGACGTGTTCTACCCTGTTCTGCAGTCGTTCACCCCGTACTCTGCTGCGAAGACCGACCAGGTTATTTATGGCAACCTGCAACTGCGTCAGATAAAACTGTTGACTCCCGGTCAGTTCTTGCAGGGAGACGTCGTTTACTGGTCCTCTGCGAACGGTGGCGACAACCAACTGCACGTGGTCCTGTCCAACCTGGTCATCAGCACACCGACCGAGGTGCCCCAACTTATCGCCACTGGTAGGGTCTCAGCGGCGACTACTTACACTCCGTGGTCTGTCGGGTCGACGTACCAGTCGAACGACCCTGACGGCACCTTTAACCCTCAGATAGTCCAGTACGACTACGCACCGGAGGAATTTGTCCCTGCCCAACCGTCGACAGTTTCTGTAACTCAGCGACCGGGCACTCTGGTGTGGGTTACCTCTGCCAACTTCACACTCGCCCCGTCGACGAACAGTCTGGCAGGGGCGCAAAGCGAAGCGAAAGTCGGGTCACCCGTTACACCTGCAGAACTGACCTCGGGCGACTCGTACACTGCAGGCACGTGGGTCTTCACTCCGCAGGTCGGGTCGGGTCCGACGGCAGAGATTGACCCGTACTACTACTACGTCGACGTGCTCGACGGGGCAGTCGTCAAGTATGCCTATGTCGTCTCCGACTTCACGTACAACCCGGACAGTCTAACAGTCAGTGCGTATTTCGACACTCTCGTTGAGCAGGGCATCGTTAAAGAGATCGTCGTCAAGAACGCAGACAACGGACTGTCTGTGTACAAGTACAGTCCCCGGTTCCCCGTCGGCACGTATTTGGAGTACCGCGCTGACCATCTTGCTGTGCCCGAGTACTTCATCGCTGCGACGTACTTCACACCCAACAGCACGAGGTCGCAGGACCTTGTTAACGAGGGACTCATTATTCCTCTTGCGACAACCTCCGAGCAGAGGGTCGAACTGGCGTCGTTCCTGACGGCAGGGACTGGGAGGATGCCAGTGCGCATGTTTACCTTCTTCGCTGGCGACCGAACCTTCTTCAGACAAGGTTCGCGTGTGCTGTCGTACACTGCGACCACGAACGTCACTCCCCTGTTCGCCTTTTACATCTACACTCAGTCCGGGGTCTTCGTAATCTCCGAGAGTGCTCCGGAGTTGCTGGACCCTTCGTTCGAGTACTCGCAGTATGTTCCGTACTTCGACCCTGCCTACTCAGAATACGCAGAGGACACTATCCTCTCTGAAGACGGCAAGAACCTGTACCGAGTCATGCGTGCGTTCACTCCACTTCCTACGGTCGTCGATTGGACCGGAACCACGGTGGCAAACACTGCCAGGATTCAGGAGTACGCAGGCAACCTGCTGCGATATGTCAACAAGTATGTGTGCGAAGAACCCATCCTGTCTCAACTCGGACGCGATGTCTCTGCTATCAAACTCGGTGTCGCCAGTATCACTGTCGTACCCAAGAATAGCGGACGGTTCACCAATAACCAGCGACAGCAACTTTACGTCTGGGAGAATGCCTCGACTCTTGAAATCGTGCCCCAGTTGTCGTGGTACACAGGCACTTCGTATCCGTATTCGCCACCGCAATATCGCGATGGTACAATGAGACTCTGATGGCGCAACTCCTCACACCAACTAACGGTGGCGTCCAACCCATTCAGACGACAGTCTCCACCGTAAATACGCAGACCCTCTCAGAGCAGTATATCGCTGCCAACAACCTTGAGGTCAGACCGACGCAGTGGGTGCCAGGGGGCAGACCAGTATATCACAGACTTCCGTCGGTCTCACAGACATATCAGATTGACTTCGATGCCGATGGCACAATCGGATACGTGTTCACACCGTGGGGTGTGCCCACAATTGGCACGGGTTCCCTTGAGGTCACTCCCTCGACAACACGGACCGACCTGGTAATTCAGGGTGGTGTCATTGTCTGGAGACAAGGTCGAACCACTGTCTATCCCGCACTGGTCAACGTCGAGAATGTCGGTCTGGTGTCAGGTCGCTACCTTGTCGCATACTCTTTGCTCTTCGATGACGCACCCTTCCAGGCGACGTACACCGTCGAGGATTTCAGTCTGTCTGGCGCACCCCTGAACATCACATCGAGCACCGACGGTGTAGTTGGTTGGCGTTATGTGCCTGTCAACACATTCGTCAACACCTCCCCCCTGTTCTGGGCAAACAACGACACCCTCCTGCCTGCGTACGCACAACCGACCTCCGCATTCCTACAGTGGGAGAGCGAACTGGGATCCGCATATTTCAATGTCACCTTGCGGTGCCCCTCAACATCTGCTGTTTCAGGGACCGCCACTTTGTCGTATGTTGTTGACGGCGAGTTGGTCGTCGCGAGTACCGCCACCGTCTCGCGAGACACCTCCGGTCCGTACTTCGCGTTCAACATGTCCCCGGTGTTCAACACTGGGTGGAATGTCTCATTTTCTGACTTATCCGTATCAGTGTCCTCCCTGACCGTCTCGGGCACAATCACCCTGCTCAAACAACCCGATAACCCCATTCCTGGCGCAACACTCGTCATCTACCCCGAGAATGCGGTGCCGAAGGAACTGACACTGGCGCAGTTAGCGATTGTGGAGGTCAACAACGATTATCAAATCACCAAGGTGGAGGATGTCAGGTACTTGACGCACAGAGACTACCAACCGATTGCAGATTGGTTGACTTTACCATTCGATGAGAATCTGATTGATCTCTATGAACAGGTCA